CGGCGAGCGCGTCCTGCGTGGTCTGGATGGCTTGGGTCAGTTCGATGAACATGGCATCGAGGCGGTCGCCGGGATGCTGGTCGCGCGGGTGCGACTTCGTCCAGTCGGTGAACGAGAACGAGCGGGTTGGCCGCTTGATGACCGTCACGATTGGGTCAGTGAGGCTTCCGTTTCAGTACGCTGGAATGCCTAGAGCGCTGCGCTGCCGGCGCGTGACGAGCAGTGATGGTTTTTAATACACCCGTTGCTTGAAAACTGGAAGGTTAACGCGGACGCCGCCCGGACGGCAGCGGCTTCGGCTTGGGGCCGGTCGGGATGGCCGAGAGGTCGGCGATGGTCACATCAAGCGCCTTGGCGATGCGGTCGAGCATGGCGACGGTGGGGTTTTCCAGACCCCGCTCAAGCCGGCTGACGTAGGAGCGGTCGGCGCCTGAATCGGTCGCCAATTGCTCCTGCGACAGCGCCTTTTCGACCCGGATGCGGCGCACGTTCCAAGCGATGCGTTCGTTGCCGTTCTTTTTCATGCTCAGAGGGTGACATTGCGGGCTGTCTAAAACCATGTTCCTTAATGCCACCATTACACCTCCTTGCGCGCGAACTTTTTATGGCTTCACCCGGTGCTAAGGGTGCATTATACTACACCTATATAGTGAGAGGGTGAGAACAATGCCAAAGCTGTTTCCGATCCACATTGAAGTCGAGGAAATGTATGTCGGGCGGGTTTACCGGATGCTCGACAACATGGACGGTGTCGCCAAGATCGTGCTCACCGGACTGAGCGAGAAGACCAAGCCGAACGGTCACGCCGAAGCGCGCAAGGGCGCGCCGCGCGGACCCTACAAGAAATACGAAACCACCGGCGACGAAGCGCTGTTCAAGGTCATGCACGGCAAGCCGCCGATGACGGTGTCGCAGATGGCCGATAGCTTTGAAGCGATGGGCCGCTCGCCGGTGTCGGTGCATTCGCTGGTTCACAAGCTCAAGAAGGCCGGTGATCTGGTGGCGCGCGAGGACGGCAGCTACGCGCTGGCACAAAAAGTGCGCGACAAGCTGCGGCACAGGAAGGCTGCGAAGAAAAAAAAGTAAGACGGCGATGAAAAAGGGGTTTGATGATGGCAAGAACCTACATCTATCGCAGCTATCGCTTCATCGACAAGGACCCGATCATCGACGCGATGCGCACGGTGGTGCAGGGCGAACACCTGAAGAATTCGGCCGTGCATTCCATCAGCGGTGTGGCGACCGCCACCTTGGACAACTGGTTTAACGGGGCTACGCGGCGGCCACAGAATTCAACGGTGATGGCGGCGATGACGGCGCTGGGCTACGGGCGGCGTGACGAAATCATGCCCGATGGCCGCATCGTGCCGGGCTTTACCAAGCTGCACCGGAAAATCGACTACCGCGAAGAAATGATCCGGCAGGCGGACTGGGTGATTAAACACGCGCAGCCAAAAAAGAAGCGCGCGAAGAAGAAAACCAACGGGCACGGCTGAAGCAAAGTCGGCCCTTGAAAGTCGGAAATGGCGTGGATGGAGCGGCGCATGTTGCTGGCTCTGCTGTCGCAGCGTGACAAAAGTTTGCCGCTGGACCGTTTCCGCGTGCGCGCCAAGGCCATGCTGGTGCGCCTTGAACGTGGCGGTGTGGTCGAGGTCAACGCGGTCCACGTTTCATTAACGCCCCACGGTGTCCTCATCGCTAGGCGGATGAAAAAACGCCGCGCAGAGAAAGCCAAGGACGGCGCCAGTGGACATCGAGGCATAGGCGACAAGGGCGACGTTGAATGAAGTCATGGGCAATGATCCCTGCCCCAGCGTCGTGTAGTTTAATCGCGTTGACCGGAAAGCGGTGGTGGGCTGGTGGGGGTGTGGAATGTTTCACGGGCAACAGCGGTTAAGGAGCGGTTTATGAATGCACAGGTGAAGGCGGCCAGCTTTGTCAACGCGCTGGACCAGTACCTTGCGGCGCGCGAGGCGGTGAAGGACGGCGGGACCAGTGAAGTGTCATCACGTCGCGCCTATCTGGTGGCGATGACGGCGGCGCTGCTGAAGGAGTGATTGTGAAGCTGGACATCGTTGAACGGTTGATCGCGTACCGCGACCGGGTTGGACGGTCGCGTCATGGCCGTGAACTGCTGGCGGATGCGTGCAATGAAATCATATTGTGGCGCGGTGCCGTGATCGAAGCGCATCGGGCCTTGATGGCGGGTCGGGCTGATGCTGCGGCCAAGATCATAAAGGATACGATTAAAAATGCTCGGCCCGATTGATGCCGTCGATGTCGCGATTGGTGTGACGATGCTGCTGGTGATCGCGTTCGGTAGCTGGTGGGTGTTGGGATGAGAAAAAGCAGCGCGTTCACCTTCCGCGTCACCGACGAATTGAAGGAAAAGCTGGTGATCGCGGCAGAGCACAGCGGCCGCACGATGTCGGAGGAAGCGGCGTTTCGATTGTGGGTGATGTCGCTGCCGTATCCGCTGTGGTGCGCTGTCATTGCCAACAGCGAATTGTGGGAAGGCAACCGCAAGGCCAACAGGAAACGCAAACGCAAATGATAAAACTTTGGAGCATAGCCAAGGACGGCGACAACACGCGCGAGGTCTGGCTGAACGCCGCACACATCATCGGCGTAGAACTGGACGATGGCGTGACGTGCATCACACTGGTGGGACCGGCGCGCATGTACGTCGCGGAGAGTGTCGAGCGTGTGGTTGAACTGGTGAGCGCGGCGAAGTGACAGCGCTGTTTGAATTCAAATGCGACAGGTGCGAACAGACCATCGCGCTGCCGGTGCAGTCGGTGATGTGGAAAATCCAAGTGCGATGCCCCGACTGTTTGAACAAGCAAGAGGCGAAGGTGTTTCACCGCCGAATGGACCGCATCGAGGGACACCTGAAGCAAACGGCGCGCGGCAGACAAGTGCTGCGAGAGTTGAAAACCCGGTAGCAAAATTTAGTCAGTGAGTGTTGCGGTCGCCAGCGTTCCTCAAGTCGGGGGGATGGCAGGGGTCGGTTTTGATTTTTTAGAAAGCCTTGCAGCGCAGTGATTAATACGTGCTGTATGCGACACAGTATCGGACGATGCTGTGTCGCATCAATGCGCGCTTTTCAGGGGTTTGTTTGGGGACAAGCCGCACGCGCACTGATGCAACGTGTTATTGCAGCGCTTGTTTACAGTGCATCGTCAATTGTCTTTTGCGTTCGCAGCTATTTCGGAGTCGAGTTCTTCAATCGACATTGCGCTTGCTGCTTTGCTTCCATCGGCGCGCGAGTCGCTGCCATAGAATTCTGCAAGTGTACGGCCGGCGCTTGCACGCGCTGATGCCGGCGCTTTGCTATCCTTTAAAATGGTCAGTAGTTCTTCCCTAATTACGTCAGCTAGGGTACGAGGTACTCCGCGCGGCATTCTTCAAAACCTTTAACCGATTGTGGTGGCGTGTTTTGAATTTATCACGGCGCTTTAATGCCGGCGCGTGCATTCTGCAAAACCTTGAACCGTTAACAGCTAGGCCTTTGCACGGTGATCCGTTTGCTTTTAACCGTTCACACGTTCGCCGGTTCGGAATTCCCGGCAATAGCTGTGCTCTCAGTCGCGAGAGCTTCCAAGCTACATTCCCACTACCCGGTGATGCCATTACAGACTCTCAGGACAGTTTGTGTGGACGGTCCTTGGACAGAACACACACACTAGTGTGTGTGTGTGTTCTGTCCAGAGAGGGACAAACAGACACAACTACTTCTGTCCTACTTCTGTCCTACTTCTGTCTTTTGACTAAGGCATTGCACCATAAGCAACTTACAAAAAGCGTTCTGTCCGGCCGTTGTAAACAGCTTGCAACAGCGCACAAAAAAAACGAAAAGCGGGACAGAATTCACTTCTGTCCCGCCGTGCTCGCTTCGTTCACGTTTCTTTAACCTTAGACTGGCGCGCCGTTTGCCTTTAACCACTCAGTCAAATCGGCAATTGCCGCACCGCTTGCCTTTGCGTTCCAGCGCTTGCCATAGTCCTTGCCGCAAATCTTACCGGCCGTGGCCAGCATGTTGGCCGGGCTATAAGCGCTGTTAACCTTCATCCCCGTCTTTGCGTAGAACATCATCGCGCGCCGTACCGCCATTGCGCCGAACACATACGGCGGGCTGGTTGGATAGGCACTCATCGCGGCACCATCTGCAAAAGGCTTAGGTCGAATGCCTGTGCTCCAGCCAGTGCCTTGCCGGCCTCTCGGATAAGGCAACGCGTTGGCACTACCTCATCGACGAATTCGACGACATAAACCGTGTCGCCAAGTCCGCCGCCGGATTGAATGACCCGGCACAGGTCGCCCAATTTCGGCCGGACATGCTTAAACTTTTTCTTCGCTGCCATTTGGTTGGTCCTCTTTGGTTGGTCATCATCAGTGGCGGCCTAACCGCCAGACGGGGCACCCTGCCCCGTTTCGACCTAGTAGGCCTTTAGCGCGATGAATGCGTCGCGGAAAAACGAGGCCGGCACTTGCGGATAAATCCGCGCGGCGTCGAACAGCATCGACAGTGCGGCGGACTTGTCGCCCTCGCATTCATTGAGCATGGCGACTGCGTATTGCTTGGCATCTTTAAACATGGCGTTTGGTCCTTTTTGCTAGTTCTCAGTTGGTTGACGTTTTTAACATCCGGCCGCCATGCTGTCAATAGGTGTATATGCTCAATTAGTCTAATAGGCCAAATCGACCCTACAAGCCTTTAAAAACCCTCCCCGCTACATCGGCCTATCCATCGGCCTTTAAACCCGCCCACGGCCATCCTTGCGGGTCATTGTAAACCGTTCGTAACCCTAGTCAATTCGCCACTGTTATGGAACATTTAGACCATATAACCCTATTGACACCATACACGATAAGGGCATATAACCATCACATCGACCAACCAAGGACCAAGGACCATGAAAAAAGACTTGTACCAGACAGTAACAAACCGAATTCTTTCGGAACTGGAAAAAGGAACCGTGCCATGGGTGAAGCCATGGGCGGCAACGGCCGGTGCCAACCAGCCTTGCAATGCGGACACTGGCCGCCCCTATTCTGGCGTCAACATCATTCTGATTTGGCAAGCCATGGCCAGCAATCCCGCGTGGACTACCCCACGCTTCCTGACGTTCAAGCAATGCCAAGCGCTTGGCGGACACGTTCGCAAAGGCGAACACGGCCTACAGGTCTATTTCGTCAAGCCACTACTGGTTAAGGGCAAGAAAGAACAGCCAGCCGGTGATGAAGAATTGAAGCGGATAACGATGCTTCGCGAATTTACCGTTTTCAACGTCGCCCAATGCGACAACTTGCCGGCGCGTTGCCTTGGCTCAGTCGCACCCAAAGTCAGGAACAAAGACGGCCGCGACTCTACCGTTGACTCATTCATTGCCACGCTTGGCAGCGACTTGAGGCATGGCGAGGACCGGGCTTACTACGCTTCCAGCCATGACTTTGTGATGTTGCCCAACTTCCAAGACTTCAAAGGCGCGGACCATTACTATGCGACAAGCTTCCATGAACACGGCCACTGGACTGGCGCGGAAAAGCGGCTTAACCGCGAATTCGGCAAGCGCTTTGGCGACAAGGCCTATGCGGCGGAAGAACTGGTAGCGGAATTAACAGCCGCTTTCCTTTGCGCGGAATTCGGCATTGATGGCGACTTGCGCCATGCGGCCTATGTGTCGAATTGGATAGCGATTCTAAAGTCCGACTCCAAAGCATTCTTCACAGCGGCAAGCGCTGCACAAAAGGCCGCCGACTATATGCGCGGCCTTGCCCTTGCGGAACCGCTTGCAGTGGCGGCCTAGTCGCTATCTAGCACGGCCGGCGCAATGCCGGCCGTGTCGGGATAGCATCTAACCGCTATCGACCAACCAAGGACCAACGCTATGACCCTCACAAAGCGATTACAGGCTGATAAGGCGCGCACCATGCGCGACCCCACCAGAAACGAAATGCTTACCTTTCTCACCGGTTTCTATCCCGGTGAGGCCGACCAATTCGATCGCGAGGCCGCAATATACTGGTTTGCAAACGACTGGCATGGCGGCCAGTGGTCCAACCTTTACGCGGCCTTGTGTGCCTCGATGTACCGGCCGGGACTGCATACAAGCGGCCTCATCCCCGACAGCATGGCGCAATGGCTCTACGATGAATTGCAAGCCCGCTATGCCAGCAAATAACATATGCCCCTATTGACATCATAGCCAATAGGGGCATATCACCATAACGGACCAAGGCAGAATACCAACCAAGGAACAAGGACCATGTTTACGCTGAAATTAGAAACGGCCAATGCAGACTTTGAGATTGAGCCACTAACCGTCATTGCGGACATTCTGCGCCGCGTGGCGTGGCGTCTTGAACAAGGCGACCGCAGCGCAAGCATCAAGGACCACAACGGCAATACCATCGGTGAATTTAAGTTCACCGAATAGGACCAAAGGCAGACTCCAACCAAAAGGACCAAGGACCATGTGGAAATTTTACGACGCTTTCACGCAACGCAGCGAGGGTTACCAGCCGCAGCAAGGCCCGATGCCATTAAAGCGCTGGATAGCGGACGGCAAGCGCCACAAGCTGCACTACCGCGCACCCAAGCGCCCGAAAGTCACGCCAACCACCGACTCGCAATTTGAGCGCAAGGCCGCCGACTATGCCCGATGGCTTGCCAAGCGCGACGGGATTGTGTTGCCCAACACATACAGCGTTAGCGTGATCTGGTCAGGTGTGAGCGCTAACAACGCGTCCCGATGGGAGCGCAGAATTCGCGCCGTGACTTTCGGGACCGTGACAATCGACCTGCCTAACTGGGACTTCATACCGGAGTCCTTGGCAGAGTCGGAACCACTGCAAGAGGCGGCCTAATCAGTCGCTATCGCAGCACGGCCGCGCAGGTCCGCCACACCCTGCCGGCCGTGTCACGATGGCGATGGTGCCGTCAACCAACCAAGGACCAAGACAATGGCGAAGCTTATTCTATCGACCTACAACGCCCAACGTTCAAATGGCTTTCTGCAAGTCGCGCTTAGTATCGGCAGCGATGGGCCGCTGCCGTCAAAGACGGTAGAAATTAAACGCACCATAGATGCGGCGGCCGAACTGGAAACCTACAAACAAGAGGCGGCCGCGCTTGGAATTCCGCTTGTCGTTTCCTTGCGGATTGCCAGAGGCGACCGTTCGCCGAACGGCTTTGATGCGTTCAATGCCGCCGGCTTCCATCCTGTTAACGTCTAAGCCATTAGCCCTATTGCCTTGGTAGGCAATAGGGCTATATACCCCAACCGACAACCAGCAAGGACCATAGACATGACCCGTTTTGTCGAAGCGCACGATCTGGAACCGTATGCAATCAATACCGGCGAATTCTACCAGACGCACCTTGCCCTAGTTGGCAAGGATTTAGGCGAGTGGATGGAGCACGTTCGCCAAAAGGTCCTAACACGGTACTGCAAAGAAATTGAGCCGGTGAAGCTGGCAAACGATGTCAACATCGCCGTGGCCACCAAGCTGATGGGCTACTACATCCGCCACACCAACGAGTCGAAGGCGCTGGCAGACTCAGAGCGTAGCGGATTGCCGCCGACGCCGTGGGAATTCCGGGGCAACGGCGACACGTTTGCCATCGTGGACAAAAACGACAGGCTTGTTTTTGAACTGCCCTACATCGAGGAAACCGACAAGGAGCCGCTAGACACAGCAAGCGGCCGGCTTGTCGTGATGATTGTGGACGCTGTGAATGCAAAGGGACGCAATGACCAAACGTGAATTCCTAGCAGCGCTTAAAGAATTGCACCTTGGCACTGCCAGCAAAGCGACCGTGCGCGCGCTTGGCGTGACCGTGACGCAGATTCAGCGGCTGGCATCCGGCCGGCAACGTGTCACGCGCCAGCTAGAACTGTTGCTTCATATGTATCGCAAGCACGGCATCCCCAAACAGGTGCCGGGTGAGTAGTACCGCCCTGCCAATGGCCGGCATCATCGCCATTGTCTTGTGGATCATTTTTGATGATGCGTTCTAACCAACCAAAGGACCAAACAAATGATTCTGATTCTCCTGCTGGGCCTCTTGGCTTGGCTCATCATCCACGTCGTTGTCTGGTGGATCACCAAGGAGTCGGCGTGATGGACTGGGTCGTAGGGATTGCCGTTTTGTATGGCCTTTATTGGCTGGCCCACAAAATGATCGACGTTTTTTTATATCCGCCAGAGGTTAGGGCGGAAGAAGCGAGGCGCGAAGCTGAATGGGAGGCCACTCGCAAGAGTTACGAAGCCATGCAGGAGCTACAATTCCGCAACCGTATGGAAGAAGCGAAGCGACAGGCACGACCATGACTAAAGCCGTCATTGCCTACTATCGGGTATCGACGCAGAAGCAAGGCCGCAGCGGGCTGGGCTTGGAAGCCCAGCGCGCGGCGGTGTTGCGTTTCATCGAAGCCGAACAACTAAAGCTACTGGCGGAATTCACAGAGGTGGAAACCGGCAAAGGCTCAGACGCCCTTGACCGTCGCCCGCAGCTTGCCGCCGCCATGCAGGCAGCCAAGAAGCAAGGTGCTTCGATTGTGGTGGCCAAGCTCGACCGCCTTTCCCGCGACGTTGCGTTTATATCGACGCTGATGGTGCGCAAGGTGCCGTTCATCACCGCCGAATTGGGCACGCAAGCCGACCCGTTCATGCTGCACATCTATGCCGCACTGGCAGAACAGGAACGGCGGATGATTAGCCAGCGCACCAAGGCCGCACTCAAGGCCGCCAAGGCGCGCGGTGCCAGAATCGGAACGCCGGACTTTGGAGCAAAGAACAAAAAGGCCGCAGCCAAGCGGGCGCTGGAACTAAAACCCGTCTTTGTTGAACTGGCAGAATTGAGCGCCAGACAAATCGCGCTGGAATTAAACCGTCGCAAGGTTGCGACCCCGACCGGCGCGCCATGGTCCGGTAAGACCGTTAGCCGGGTACAGGGGCGGTTGTAGCTTCCGGCAGCACGCGCCACATCAAAACCTTGCCATCGCCGGCGTAGCTCGACACAAACTTGCGCGCCTCGCGGTGCTTGTTTGCCCTATCCCATGCTTTCCTCACAGCATCGTCGCGCTTGGTTGGGTCGCCTACTGAGGGATACTTGTGCGCGAAGGCGTCGCGCACAACTGAGTCCTCGACGCAACGCATGACCGGATACCCCGGACCCGGTGCCATCATCTTGCCGCTGCTGGCCAGTGCATCATCAAGCGCAGCCAACAGCGGCAACAGCGACACATTGGGCCGCCCTGCCCGACTGTGAACCACGATACCGTCCCACTGTACTGTCATTTCCACAATTGGCTCACCATCCAGATCACGGCCCATGTCAACCGGCGACAGCCTGAAAGGTATTTCATCGCCGGCCGCCCCGCCCCGCATCTTGCGGATGGCCAGCCGCGAGTTACGCAGCACGCCGGTTTGCGATTTCTCACCGAGCACCGAGAGCACAAAGTCGGCGCTGGCTTCCTTGGCACTCGACCCGCGCACGCCCCGGCTTTCGTCCTTGCCGAAGTGATCGACCACCAGCACGGTAGCGTCCGTTGCTGCCGACAGACGCGCAAGCAGATTCATAACCCGCTGTGCTTCGCTGGCATCGTTCTGATCTTTGAAGTCGGCGGCAGCGGCCAGCGTATCAACTGCAATGAGTACCAGCCCACAATCGAATTGCTCTGCCAGTTCATGCTTCATACGCTCGCAGAAATTAAACATCTTGTCGTAGGCATCGTCCGCAGACAGCCGTGGCACATTGGTAATCCACTTGAACGGCAGGCGCTTCATGTCCTCGCCGATTTCAGTGAACCACGGCGCGATTTTAGCCTTGCGTAATCCCTCCCAGCGCTTGCGGACCTGTGACGGCGCCTCTGCCGCGAACAGGATCACACCGCCAACTTGGTCAACTGGTTTGTTTGCAAAGTCGCGTTGCAGAATCAGACACTGCACCAGATCGAGCACGGCAAACGTCTTGCCCATGCCGGACTGGCCGGCCATCAGCCCAACGCCCATCTTGGGGACAATGCCCTTGACCAGCCAGCCTTGCGGCGGCGTTTCATCCGGGTCGCCTTCCCACTGGCCTTTGTATTCGTCCGCCATCCACGGCTTGTCATGGCCGTTGGCTTTGCGCGCCCATGAAATGTCAGGCTTGTCGTGCCGCGAATTCTTTTCGACGTAAGGCCGGATTTCTTTAGCCATGCAGGAAGTCGGCGAAGTCGTAACCTTCGTCCTCCGGCGTTCTGATGATTGCGGTGCGCCCGGCCTCGACAAAGCGCGAATAGCACTGCTCTGCCGCGTAGAGGCCGGCAGCGTCGTTATCGGCCCAGATGCAGATGCCGCCTAGCCCGAATATCACCGGGAACGACTGAATAGCGCCGGCCGAACCAACGGCCCAGATCGGTTTGACGCCCGACGCCAGCAACGCCAGACCCGTTTCAAGGCCTTCGCAGATATTGAGACAGTCGCAGGTAGCCAGATCGCTTGCGAATGTTTCGGCCCTGCTGGTCAGCTTGATGGCGCAGCCACCGACCGGGCCGAGCATCATCGCGCAGTCCTTGGTGGCGTCTTTGGTCAGGAACAGCCGGTGAATTGCTTTCGGCCTGTCCGTTTCATCGTCGCGGAACAGCGCAATCAACGCCGGCTGTTTGCCATTGCCGCGCGGGCAAACCGGGTGAAAACGAACGACGCTCGCGTCCTTTGGAAGTAGCAGATCACGGCTGTGCAAGTACCTTTCCGCGTCAGTCGAATACGGCGACCACGACTCTTGCCAGATTTTCAGCGCCAGATCGGACGCCGGCGCCGCCAGCGGCCTGTTCTCGTAGTGCTTGGCCCACTTGCGCGCATCGACCATTTCGTAGCCGGGAGTCTCGCGGCTCTCGTTATCAAGCCGGCAGCGTTCCCTTGCGTAGTCTGAATCCCAGAGGCCGCGCGATTTGAGCACGGCAATGACATCGCGCGGATCGCAGCCGGCCATGCAGCGCACTTGCACGGCTTCGCGCCCGTCGAACACAATGAGCGACGGCGAGCGATCTTCATGCGCCGGGCAACAGCACGCCCACTGCCGGCCCGAACGTTTGCCACCAAGCGCGAGTGCGATTTGTTCTGCGTTCATGGCAGCATCTTTTCAAAGATGACCTGATTGAGCGGACAAAAATAGTTGTCCTCAACATTGCCGGTGTTGCTGGCCAGAATGTTGCCTTTGCGCCACCACGGTTTTGTCCTGTACGGAATGATGGCGCAGTAGGTCATGCTTGCGTTGACGATGACGTAGGCAGCAACATCGTCACCGGCGCGATCAACCACGCCAACTCTGGAAACAATCATGTCGGTGTGTGGCCAATCCAAAGCGGACGTAAAATCAATGTCGGGCCGATGTTTGACTTCGTAGCGACGGCGCACAATCAAGTCGCCGTCATCAAGGAAATGCTCTGCTTCGCCGGCAGTCGCCGCAACTTTGATGGGCCGGATTTCGACCGAGCAACCCTTTGCGTGAAGGTGCGCCGCGACCGCGACCATCGCCGACCCGGATGCACGCAGACGTTTCTGAAAACCGGGATGATTGTTCATACCGACACACTGGCCTTTACGGCGCCCCATGCTTTGAGTTTGTTGATGGCGTCCTTGTAGTTGTCGCACCAGAAATACGGATAGCCGTTGAGCACGCAGAATTCGGAAAACGATTGTTGCCACTCCGATAGCTTGCTGCCTTTGCGCTTCAATTCCAGAAAATGCACGCCGCCGAATTCATGCAAATCCTCAAATGTCTGGATTGGCGCCAGCAGAATAAAATCCGGCCAGCCGACTTGCACGCCCATGCGTTTCAGCCGCATCGCCGTTGCCGGGTGCCGGTACTCGCCGGCCGGGAAATGCGACCAGCGCCAGCCCGGCATCTGCCAGCGGCGCAGCGTGTCGGCGACCATGCAGTGCGTGACGTACTCTTTGGCCGGCGGTGATTTCACGCCGCGCTGACGTTTGCTTTTGAACAGCGACAATTGCGCCATGCGCGACCCCTAAGCCGCTGCACTGTTTTGTTCTGGCTCAAAATCCCATAGCCCTTGCGGCGCGTCGTAACCGTTTGCGCGCAATTGCTTTCGCATCATCGGGTAAAATCTGGCGGGGAAACTTTTGCGTTCATTCACCCAGTGGTGGACTTGCGGCGGTCGCCGGCGCACCAGCCGCGCCACGGAACTTATGCCACCCAGCGCCGCGACCACGGCCGACTGCGTTGAAAGTATTTGTTTTTTGCGTTTAGCCATTTTGGAATGCCTTTTTGGGGAGAGGCATTCTCAACGTCGCGATGTTTACACAGACCGGCAATGTTTCATTTTGTGCTATTTTGCATCACAACTTTTTTACAAATGAAACGTTTTGACACAGCATGATGCAGAATGAAACACGCTTGCCCCTACCAGTTACCGCCGAGCGGTTTATGGTCTGTCACGCATTCATCAGAAAACTGTTGCACTGATTTTTTATGAGTTTAAGTTTTTATTATTAGCAATTTCTAATTAGCCGCCATCCCGAATCCGATTGACCCGGCAGAGTCCGTTGCAGGGAGTAAGCAGTGCTGACCCAAGCGCAACTCAAAGCCCGCGAAAACAGATTGACCGCTTCCGTTGCGCCGGTGGTCATGGGTGACGATCAATCCAAGCTGACCGAACGCTGGAAGGTCGCCATCGGCGCCATGCCCGAACCGGACTTGTCCGATGTGTGGGCGGTGCAGTGGGGATCACACGGCGAAACGTTCACCCTCGACTGGCATGAACGCAAAACCGGCCAGCCGCTGACCGAGCGCGGCACGTTCTGCCCGCATCCGACGCTGCCCTATATCGGTTGCACGCTCGACGCCTACCGCGCCTTCGACGATACCGTGCTCGACTGCAAAGTTAGTTCCAGCTTCAACCCGCTCGACGACATCATCGAATACTACACGCCGCAGATCATCGTGCAGATGCGCTGCCGGCAAGCGGCGCGTGGCGCGTTACTGGTCGTCCACGGCACCGCCGCCCCGCGCGAACTGGAAATCAAGGCGGACCCGGAATACGAAAAGGAACTGTGGGAGCGCATGGCCGCGTTCTGGCTGTGCGTTGAAACGTTGACCCCGCCGATGGCACTCCCCAAGGCCATCCCGCCGTCGCAGTGGCGCAAGATCGTCCTCGACCCCGACAATGAGGGCGTGTGGCCGAACTGGGGGCAGGACATGGCGGCGTGCTTGCGGGTGTGGAAGTTCACCAAGGCACACGCCGAAATGTATGCCGAAGCCAACAAGGAACTGCGCGACATCATCCCCGACGATGTCGGGCTGATCGAGTTTGAAAA